GTGGAATCGCGCGTTGCTCGACAATGCGGCGCGGCCTTCGGGGGCGCTGGTCTATGATCCGGGCGATGGCTCGACCCTGACCCCCGACCAGTTCGAGCGGCTGCGCGCCGAGATGGAGGGCTTTGCGGGCAGCGGCAATGCGGGGCGTCCGCTGCTGCTCGAAGGCGGACTGAAGTGGCAGGCGATGAGCCTGACCCCGGCGGAGCTGGACTTCATCGCGGCCAAGTCCTCGGCGGCGCGCGAGATCGCGCTGGCCTTCGGGGTGCCGCCGATGCTGCTCGGGCTGCCCGGCGACAACACCTATGCCAATTACCGCGAGGCGAACCGTGCGCTGTGGCGCCAGGCGATCCTGCCGCTGGCGGGGGCGATCCTGAGCGGGCTGTCACAGGGGCTGGCGGGCTGGTTCGAGGGGGCGACCCTGTCGGTCGATGTGAATCGCGTCACCGCGCTGGCCGAGGAGCGCCAGATGCTGTGGCAAATGGCGGCGAGCGCGGACTTCCTCGATCCGGCGGAAAAGCGCGCCATGGTAGGTCTGTCATGAGCGGCCCCCAACTCGACATCAATGTTCTGGCGCGGCTGCTGGCGCAGGCGGCGGATAGCGGGGCGGACCTCGTGACCCTGCGTGCGGTGGCGGAGGAAGCGGGCGAACTTGGCGCGACGCGGGCATTGACCCGGCTGGGCCTCGCCGATGCCGATGCGGCCGAGGATGTCGCCGAGCTGCGCGAACTGCTGTCGGCGTGGCGGGAGGCCAAGTCGTCGGTGTGGAAAAGCGCGGTCGGTTGGCTGACCCGGCTGTTGGGCGCGCTGCTGCTGGCGGGGATCGCGATGCGGCTGGGGATGGAGGACTGGCTGAAATGAGCCTGACCTTCACCGGCTATGCCGCGATCTGGGACCGGATGGACCGGGCGGGCGACGTGATGCGGCGGGGCGCCTTTGCAGGCGCGGAGCCTGTGCCGCTGCTCTGGCAGCATCGGGGGGAGCCGATGGGGCGCATCGTCGCGCTGGCGGAGGACGATATCGGCCTGTCGGTCGACGGGGTGGTCGACGACCTGGCACTGGCGGCGCTGGTCCGCTCGGGGGCGGTGGCGGGGCTGTCGGTCGGATACCGGCCGCGCGTCGTCCATCAGGGCGCCGCCCGCGCGATCCTGTCGGCCGAGTTGCTCGAAATCAGCCTGGTGACGGTGCCGATGCAGCCGCTCGCCCGCGTGAATCACATTTTGACCAAGGGGGATTGATATGGACGTGATCGAACGACCCGTGCTGGATGGTGCGCGCAAGAGCGGCGGTGCCTTTGACGGCTATGTGCGCAGCGGCACCACCGTCGAGTTGAAGGCCTTTACCGGCACCACCGGCGACAGCGGCGGCTTTGCCGTGCCGCGCGAGATCGATGCGACGATCGCCGCAGTTCTGAAAAGCATCTCGCCGATCCGCGCCATCGCCAATGTCGTGAGCGTGGGGTCGGCGGGCTATCGCAAGCTGGTGACGACCGGCGGCACGCCTTCGGGCTGGGCGAGCGAGACGGCGGCGCGGCCCGAGACGGCGACGCCCAGCTTCGTCGAACTCGCGCCGCCGATGGGCGAGCTTTACGCCAACCCCTCGGCCAGCCAGGCGATGCTGGACGATGCGGCGTTCGATGTGGAGGGCTGGCTCGCGGGCGAGATCGCGACCGAATTCGCGCGGGCTGAGGGGCAGGCGTTCGTCACCGGATCGGGCGTCAACCGGCCCAAGGGCTTTCTGACCAACCCCAGCTCGACCGCCAAGGACGGCGCGCGCGCCTTCGGCACGTTGCAATATCTGGCGACCGGCGCATCGGCCTCGTTCGGGCCCGCCCCCGACGAACGGCTGATCGAGCTGGTTCAGAGCTTGCGCGCGCCATACCGTCAGGGGGCATGTTTCGTGATGAACGCCGCCACTTCGGCGCGCATCCGCAAGCTGAAGACGACCGATGGCCAGTTCCTCTGGGCACCGGGGCTGGCGGCGGGGCAGCCCGCGACGCTGCTCGGCTATCCGGTGGTCGAGGCGGAGGATATGCCCGACGTCGCAGCCGACGCCTGCGCCATCGCGTTCGGCAATTTCCAGGCGGGCTATCTCATCACCGAACGCGCCGAGACCGCGATCCTGCGCGATCCCTACAGCAACAAGCCGTTCGTCACCTTCTACGCCACGCGGCGGGTCGGCGGCTGCGTCAGCGACTCGGAGGCGATCAAGCTGATGAGATTCTCGGCCAACTAAGCCTCCGAAAAATCGGGGCAGCCGGCAGGGGGCTGCCCCGTAGTTCAGGGAGGATGCCGGACACGGCCGGGGGAGGGGCCGGGTCGGCATGGCCGGTGCCCAAGGGGGAGGCGGGCAGCGGCTGGACGAGTCTCTGCTCCCCAAGTGTGACGCCCATGTGTCGGACATGTCGCAACTTGTATCGGTGAAGGAGAATTCATGATGAGCGGGACGATGGAGCCCATGCCCGCCGCGACCGTCATGGCGGCGGCGGGGGCGGTGCGCGCCCTGTTGCGACTGGAGGAGGGGAATGAGGCCCCCCTGGTCGAGCGCGTCGCGGGCGTCGCGCTGGGGCTGGCCGAATCCTTTTGCGGACAGGTGCTGATCCAGCGCCTGGGCGAGGAACGACTGGCGGGGGCGGCGGACTGGCAGGCGCTGGGCGCGACTCCGATCGCGGCGATCCTGTCGGTCGGCGACGGCGTGGGCGAGATCGACCGCGACGGACGCGGCTGGGTCCGGTCGAGCGGGCCGGTGACGGTGCGGTATCGCGCCGGGCTCGCCGATGGCTGGGCCAATCTGCCCCCGGAGATCGTGCACGGCGTGGCGATCATGGGCGCGCATCTCTTCGACAATCGCGATGCTGCGGCCGTGCCGCCCGCCGCCGTCGCGGCGCTGTGGCGCCCCTGGCGGCGGATGCGGCTCGATAGCCCGAGGCGGCGGGCATGACCGCGCGCGAGGCGTTGCGGGCCGGGCTGATCGACGTCTTGCGCGCCGCCTTGCAGCCGCTGGCGGTCAGCCTGTTCGACGCCGCGCCGCTGCGGGCGAGCGTGCCGCAGGCGGTGCTGGGTGAGCCGAGCGATGGCGATTGGGGCGCGGCCGGGATCGAGGGGCGCGAACTGCGCGTCACCCTGACCCTCACCGACGAGGGCGAGCGTCCCCTGCGGCTGCGCGCTGCGATGCAGACGGTCGAGGCGATCGCATTGCCCGAGACGCTGGCGGGCGGATGGCGGGTCGCGGGGCTGAGCGTCATGGCGACGCGAACGGCGAAGAACGGCGTGCGCTGGACCGCGAGCGTCGAGTGGCGCGCCCGGTTGTGGCGGGTGGATCAATAAGGGGGAACGGACATGGCAATCGAAAAGGGAAGCGCCTTTCTGCTCAAGATCGGCGACGGGGCGGAGCCGCCCGCCTTTGCGACGATGGCGGGGCTGCGCACGACGCAGCTGTCGATCAATGGCGAGACGGTGGTGGTGACCAGCAAGGATTCGGGCGGCTGGCGCGAATTGCTGTCCGGCGCGGGCGTCCGGCATGTCAGTGTCGCGGGGGCGGGCGTGTTCACCGGATCGGCGGCGGAATCGCGGATGCGCGGCCATGCACTGGCGGGGACGATCGAGACCTATCGGCTGAGCTTCGAAAGCGGCGGTTCGATGACCGGACGGTTCCTGGTGTCGCGACTCGATTACAGCGGCGATTTCGGAGGTGAGCGGACCTACACGCTTGCGCTGGAAAGCTCCGGCCCGGTGGTGGCGGCATGAGCGGGGGCGCGAATCCCATGCGAGGCGAGGCTCCGTTGCGTATCGGCGGTGCGGAACTGGTCGTGCGACCGAGTTTCCAGGCGCTGGTCGCGGCGGAGGGCGAACTGGGCCCGCTGTTCGAACTGGTCGAGCGTGCAAGCGAGGGTAAACTTTCCCTGGGCGAGGCGGCGGCGCTGATCTGGCATTGCCTGCGCGAGGTGCCCGAGGGGCTGAATCGCGAGACGCTGGGCGAGGCGCTGGTCGATCTGGGGCTGGCGGCGCTGGCGCCCGTGCTGCGGCAATTGCTGCGCCAGATACTGGGGGGGCGGTGACGTTCGCCGAGGAGGTGGGGCGGCTGGCGGGGATGGCCGGGGCGGTGCTGGGCTGGTCGCCCGACCGCTTCTGGCGTGCCACCCCGGCCGAGCTTCACGGCGTCGCGGCGGCGATGACGGGCGCGGGGCGGGCAGGGGACTCGCCGCCTTCCCCCGCCACGCTCGCCCGCTTGCAGGAGATGTATCCGGATGGATGAGCAGGACATCGCACCGCGCATCGACATGCGCGGCTTCGCTGCCGACATGGCGGCGATGCGCGGCGAATTGTCGCGCGGGCTGGGCGATGCCGCCGAGTTGGGCGCGCGAAGCGTCGAGGGCGCGCTGCTTCGTGCGGCACGGACCGGCAAGTTCGGTTTCGAGGAATTGAAGGCGACGGCCCTGTCGGCGCTGGATGCGATCGCGCGGGCCGCCCTGCGGCAGGGCGTGGCGTCGATGGGCGGCGGCGCGGGTCTGCTCGATCTGCTGGGGGGGCTGGTCTCGGGGCTGCCGGGCCGGGCGACCGGCGGGCCGGTGTCGCCCGATCGTCCCTATCTGATCGGCGAGCGGGGGCCGGAGGTCTTCGTGCCGACCAGCAGCGGGCGGATCGAGACGCTGCGCGCCGGTGGCGCACCGCGCGACGTTCGGGTGGCGATCACGATCCATGCCGACGCAGGCGAGGCGAGCGGAGCGCTGCAACGCTCCGGCCGACAGGTTGCGCGGGCCGTACGGGCGGCGCTGGCCGAGGACTGAGGCTGCCTCCTCCCTCCATCGCCGGCGTCAGCCCGGCGGAGGGAGAAGCCCGATAGTGGCGCAGGCCGGATGTGGGAGACGGACGATGCAATGGTGTCTGAATGAGGAGCGGCGGGACCAGCGGAGCGATACGCTTTCCCGCTTCGATCCCCGATATTGGACGGTCGATTTCCCGCGCCCGATGATGGCCTCGGTGGTGGCGGGCGGGGCGGACTCGCTTCGTGTCGATACGGTCTTCTACCGCGCCGACGATCTGGCGGGGCTGATCTGGGAGTCGGCGGATCGGCACGACCACCCGCTGCTGCGCTATGATACGGTGCGCGACTATCGGGAATGCCGGTTGCGGTTCCGCTGGCGTTCGGGCGGGATCAAGCCGCTCGACGCGGTTCACGGGCCCACATTGACCATCGAGGGTCGCGACGCGCAGGGGCAGGCTCGCGCCTGGTATGTCCGGCTGTGGAATTACGCGGCCGGCACGGCGGACGATGCCGAGATCATCCTCGACTTTGCCGACCTCGATGGCGGATTTCGATTTCCCGAGGATCGCGATCCCGTCTGGGCTGGGGATGTCGACCGGATGTTCGTCTCGCTGGTCGCGCCGGGCTATGACGCGAGCGCAGGGTTGCTGGAGCAGCCGCAGCAGGGCTGGGTCGAACTGACCGACATGGCGTGCGATGGTCCCGATGCGGTGATCGGCATCGGCGCGGCGGTATTGCCCGAACATGGCTTTCGGATCGCGAGCGGCTATGACGACAGCTACCACCTGACCCCGCAGCGTTTGCTGCGCAACATGCTGCACCTCGGCTGCCGCGGCAGCATCGTCCATTATGTCGGGATGAGCCATTATTTCCGGCTCGAGCGCCATGGCGAGGGACTTTATGCCAGCCTTGTCGGCGGAGCGCTCAATGCGGCGTGCGCGGCTTGGCATCGTGGCTTTGCGGATGGGGCCCGGGTGCTGGGTTACGAGCTGATCTGGTCGCTGTCCTACGAATTGTTCGACGCGCATTGCTGGGGCGATTGGAAACAGCGCTCGGCGGACGGAGCGCCCGCCCTGACCGGCTGGTCGCCGCCCTCGACCCTGCTCAGCCCGGCGCATGGCGGCGCGATGGCCTATCTGCAGACGGTCGCGGGGGCGTTTCTGGCGATCGGCGAGACAGTGGGCTTGGCGCCGCGATTCCAAGTCGGCGAGCCCTGGTGGTGGGTCCGTCCCTCGGACGGCGCGCCTTGCCTTTATGACGCGGCGGCGGTGGCGGCATTCGCGCCGGTGGCGATGGCGAGCATCGGCGGTGCGGAGACGCAGGCGCAGCGTGACACGCTCGACCGGGCGGGGGCGTGTCTGGCGGCGTCGACCGCGGCGCTTTGTGCGGCGGCGAAGGCGGCGGCCCCTGGATGCGTCACGCATCTGCTCACCTATCTGCCGACCGTGCTCGATCCGCAGGCTCCCGAGGCCAAACGCGCCAACATGCCGGTCGGCTGGGCGAGCCCGGCCTTCGATGTGCTGCAACTGGAGGATTATGATTGGGTGACGGCGGGCGACACCGCCTCAACCCGCAAGGGCGTCGCGCTGGCCCAGGCGCGGCTCGGCTATCCGCCGGAGCGACAACATTATCTGTCGGGCTTCGTGCTGCGCGCCGAGCAGCGGGCGCAATGGGGATGGATCACCGACGCCGCGCATGTGGCGCGAGAGCGGGGTGTGGCCGCGACATATCTCTGGGCGATGCCGCAGGTGATGCGCGACGGCTTCGTCTGTTGGGAGGGGGAGGATGACATGCAGGCTTTCGACGATGTGCTTTTCCCCCTGGCGCTGGGGCGCGAGGCGGAGGTGACGCCTGGCTTTTCCACCGCGATCCTGACCAGCGCGGGCGGGCGCGAGGCACGCAATGCGAGCTGGGCGGAGGCGCGGACGACCTATGACGTCGGCCCCGGCATCCGATCGGTGGACGACATCGCGGCGCTGCTGGCGTTTTTCCGGGCGCGGATGGGCCCGGCACGCGGCTTTCGCCTGCGCGATCCCTTCGACAGCGTCGGGATGGACGAGAGCATCGGGACCGGCGACGGCACGACCCGCCGCTTCGCGCTGGTCCGTCATTATGGCGATCAGTCGCGCCGCATCACCCGGCCGGTCGCCGGCAGCGTCTCGGTGACGGTGGCGGGCAGGGCCGTGACGGGCTTCGTGATGGAACCGGGCGGCTGGCTGTTGTTCGATACCGCTCCCGCCGTCGGGGACGCGATCACCGCCGATTTCACCTTCGACGTGCCCGTCCGCTTCGCCGAGGATCGGCTGAGCGCGACGCTGGCCGGGTTCCGGGCAGGCGCGGCCCCTTCGGTCCCGCTGGTCGAGGTGCGCGAGGCATGAGCGGCGATACGCTGACCGGGCGCGTCCTGTGCTGGCGGATCGAGCGGCGCGACGGGGTGACGATCGGGCTGAGCGGCCATGACCGCGATCTGTGGATCGAGGGGCTTCGCTACCGCGCCGCGCCCGGCCTGACGCCGAGTGCGATCCTGCGCGGCGACGGGTTGGACCCGGATCTGATGGATGCTTCGGGCGCATTGACCAGTGTCGCGATCGACGAGCGCGATCTGATGGCGGGACGCTGGGACGGGGCGAGCGTGGCGGCGATCGCGGTCGATTGGACCGGCGAGGAGGCCGCCGTGCCGCTCGGGCAGGGCAGGATCGGGTCGGTGCAACTGGGTGAGGGCGGCTTCACCGCCGAACTTCGCGGGGTGGGTGCGCTGCTCGACCGGCCAGTGGCGGAGGAGACCTCGCCCGATTGCCGCGCGACGCTGGGCGATCGGCGGTGTCGGGTGGCGATGGCGGGGCGGCGGCGTTTCGCGCGGGTGACGGCGTGGGACGGCGCGGTGATGCTGACGCTGAATCACACCGAGCCAGTCGCCAACGCCTATGGCCAGGGGCGGCTGATCTGGTTCGGTGGGGAGAATGGCGGGCTGGAAAGTCCGATCGTCCGGTCGGATGGCGCCACGCTTCGGCTCTCCGCCCCGCCCGCCTTCGCGGTGGCGGGCCATCCGCTGATCGAACTGGTCGAGGGCTGCGACAAACGGCTGGAGACCTGCCTGTCGCGTTTCGACAATGTCGTGAACTTTCGCGGCGAGCCGTTCCTGCCGGGCATCGACCTTCTCACCCGCTATCCCGGTACATGAGCCGAGTGGAAGCGGCGGCGCGCGCGCTGGTCGGCACGCGGTTCCGGCTGCACGGGCGCGAGCCTGCACATGGCCTCGACTGTGTCGGCCTGGTCGCGGTGGCGACGGGGCGGGTGGCGCCCACCGGCTATGGCTGGCGGAGCGGGGATGAAGCTCGGGTGGCCGGGCTGCTCGATGCGCAATTCGCGCGCGGGGACGATGCGCCAGGCGCGGTGATGCTGCTGCGCGCGGGGCCGGGGCAGCTGCATCTGGCGATCCGGGTGAGCGATGGGATCGTCCATGCCGATGCGAGTCTGGCCCGTGTCGCCTGGCGGCCGGGCGTGCCGCCCTGGCCGGTCCTGGGATATTGGAAGGGGGAGGGATAATGGCGACCTTGGTCTTGGGCACGGTGGGCCGAGCGCTGCTGGGGCCCGTGGGTGGGGCGATCGGCGCGCTGATCGGCAACCGGGTGGATCATGCCGTGCTGGGATCGCCCCGGCGGCAGGGGCCGCGCCTGACCGAATTGTCGGTGCAGACTTCCAGCTATGGTACGCAGATGCCCGCGATCTTCGGCACGATGCGCGTGGCGGGACCCGTGATCTGGGCGACCGATCTGGTCGAGACACGCGGCGTTTCCGGCGGGGGCAAGGGCCGGTCTGGTACGGAAAGCTACAGCTATTCCGCCAATTTCGCGGTCGCTTTGTCGGGGCGCACGATCCGGCGCGTCGGACGCATCTGGGCCGATGGACGCCTGTTGCGCGGGGAAGCGGGCGATTTCAAGGTCGCGACCGGCTTTCGCCTCTACACGGGTACCGAGACCCAGCCGGTCGATCCGCTGATCGCCTCGATCGAAGGTGCCCGCAGCTCGGCCTTTCGCGGGATTGCCTATGCGGTGTTCGAGGGGCTGGCGCTGGCCGAGTTCGGCAACCGGATTCCCCAACTCACCTTCGAGGTGGAGGCGGATGCGGCGGCCATATCCTGCGGTATGATCGCGCAAGGTCTTTCGCCGCTGGTGCGTGCGGGCGATGCCGGGCCGATGGTGGCGGGATTTGCGGCCAGCGGCGGCAGCGTGCGCGCCGTGCTGGACATGCTCGCCGATATGAGCGGCGGACAGTGGGTGGCGGAGGGGGCGGGTGTAAGGCTCGCCGTCCCGGACGCCGCCGCGACCGCGACCGCGACCGTCATCCGCGACGAGGCGATGGGTGTGCAGGGGCCGGGGCGGCGCGGCCAACGCGACGTGGCGGCGGAGGCGGTGATCCCCGCCAGCGTGACCATCGCCTATTACGATCCGGCGCGCGATTATCAGATCGGGATGCAGCGCGCGCGCCGGTCCGGCGGAGTGCGGGACGAGCGGCTGGACCTTGCCGCCGCGCTCGACGCCGGCACCGCCAGAACGCTGGCGGAAGATCGACTGGCGCGCCGACAGGCCGAGCGGGTGCGACGTATCGTCATGTTAGGTCCGGAGGGCCTGGCCATCGCTCCCGGCGGGATCGTCGCCATCGCGGGCGAGGCGGGGCGATGGCGCGTGGTCGAGGCGGCGTGGGAAGCGATGGCGGTACGCCTGACCTGCGTGCCGGTCGGCCATGCCGGGCCGGTCCTGTCGGCGTCACCGGGGCGGATCGCGCATCCGGCGGACCTGAGCGTCGGGGCGACCCGGCTGCTCGCCTTCGAGACGCCGCCGCTGACCGATGACCTGTTGTCGGCTCCGCGTTTGACCATCGTCGCGGCGGGCGGGCCGGCATGGCGGGGGGCGAACCTCGCCTATAGCCTGGACGAAGGGGCCAGCTGGACCGCGATCGGCACCACCGCACTGCCCGGCGTGATCGGGAGCGTGACGGCGTTGACGTCGGGGAGCGGGGGCGGGACGCTGATCGACCGGCGCGGGGCCTTGGTGGTGACGGTGGCCGAAGACTTGGCCGATGCCGATGCGGCGGCGATCGAGGCGGGACGTAACCTGGCCTGGGTCGGCGGCGAACTGCTCCAGTTCGCGCGTGCCGAGCCCTTGGGCGACCGGCGCTGGCGGCTGAGCGAACTGCGCCGCGGGCTGCGCGGAACGGAGGATCGGATCGGGCAGGCCGTGCCCGGAACACCCTTCGCCCTGATCGCGTCGGAGGCGGTGCGGACCCTCGACCTGCCGATGACGGCGCTCGGTTCCCGCGTCCGCTTCCTGGCGCATGGCGTGGCCGATGGAAGCGAGGGGGTGCAGGCCGTGGCGGATGTTGCCGGTCGTTCGATCCTGCCCCCCGCGCCGGTCGGTTTGCGAAGCCGACGGGATGCGGAGGGCCGCGTCACCCTGGGCTGGACGCGACGCAGCCGGATCGGCTGGCGCTGGCTCGACCGGGTCGACGCGCCGCTGGGCGAGGAAGCCGAGCGTTACCGCGTCGTCGTCGGCGAGCAGGAGGCGATCGTCACCGCCCCCGGCTGGACTGGCACGGCCAGCGTGGGCGAGCGGGTGACGATACGGCAATTGGGGACCTGGGGCGCGTCGCCGCCGCTGGTCGGATTCGTGGGAGAGGGATGAGATGAGCGGAGAAACGCCGCGCTGGACGCTGCCGCTATTGGCGGCGGGCCAGGCGCAAAAGGAAATCACCCATAACGAGGCGCTGACCCTGCTCGACATGGTGGTGCAGCCCTGTGTCGAAAGCGTGGGCCTTAATGTTCCGCCCGATACGGTCGAGACGGGACAGGCCTGGGTCGTTGGCGACCAGCCGGTGGCGGCGTGGCAAAATCGCCCCGCCATGCTGGCGGGATGGACCGAGGGCGGCTGGCGATTCCTGTCGCCGCGTCCGGGTCTGTCGGTGTGGAACAGGGCCGAACAATGCCGGTCCGAATGGGACGGCACGGCATGGCGGACTGGACGTGTCCCGGCGCGCGAGGTGATAGTGGCTGGAAAAAAAGTTTTGGGCACGCAACAATCGTCCATCGCCATGCCGGCTGGAGGGCAAGTTGTTGATTTAGAAGCGCGTTCTGCCCTGCACGCGGTAATTTTCGCTTTGCGGAGTCATGGTTTGATCGCCTCTGGCTGACAAAAATTCTGTGCTTTTAATGCCACAGTGGCGGGCTTTTGTTGGCTTGCGTGGAAACCAACGCTCCGATAGTGGGTTTGCGCTGTCCGTAGTGACAACCAAGAAAGGGGACTATGATGCGGAAGCTTGCCATTGTTCTGGCACTTGCCTCCACCGCTCTGGCTTCGCCTGCCCTCGCCCGCGACAAGTCGTGGTACGTCGGCATCGAAGGCGGCGGGATGATCGTCGAAGACATCGATTATGATGTCACCGGCGCTTCGCGTACTGGCGTTGCCAGCGTCGACCATGACTATGGTTATGACGTCGACGGCGTGATGGGTTACGACTTCGGTGGTTTCCGTCTGGAAACCGAAGTCGGCTATCGTCGCGCGACGGTTGACGGCTACAGCTCGACGACGTTGACCAACACCGGCATCGGTGCTGGCACCGTTCCGGCTGGCAGCTACAGCTATGCCGGCGGCTCGACTTCGGCGCTCAGCTTCATGCTGAACGGCTTGCTCGACTTCGGTGCCGACGACGGCATCCAGGGCTTCGTCGGCGGCGGTGTCGGCGTTGCTCGCGTCAAGGCGAACTACGCCCTCAACAACCGTGCCGACTTCCTGAACGACTCGGACACCGTGTTCGCTTGGCAGGCTCTGGCGGGCATCCGTGCTCCGCTGACCGACCACATCGACGCGACGCTGAAGTATCGCTTCTTCAACGCCGAGAACGTCAAGCTGGTCGACGTTGCCAACAACACGCACGACGGTCGTTTCCGTTCGCACTCGATCCTGGGTGGCGTGGCGTACAACTTCGGCGAACCGGCAGCTCCGCCGCCTCCGCCGCCGCCCCCGCCGCCCCCGCCTCCTCCTCCCCCGCCGCCCCCGCCGCCGGCTCCCGAGGCCGTGCCTTGCTCGCCGGGTCCGTTCATCGTGTTCTTCGAATGGGACAAGTCGGACGTCACTCCGGAAGCAGCGTCGATCCTCGACAACGCGATCACGCAGTACCAGAGCTGCGGCAATGCGCGCGTGATGGTTGCGGGTTACACCGACACCTCGGGTACGCCGCGTTACAACATGGGCCTGTCGCAGCGTCGTGCCGACGCGGTGAAGGCGTACATGACGTCGCGTTCGATCCCGGACGGCACGATCACCACCGAAGCGTTCGGCGAGCAGCGCGACAAGCTGCGCGTTCAGACCGCGGACGGTGTCCGCGAGGTCCAGAACCGTCGCGTCGAGATCACCTACGGTCCGGGCGCTGGCCAATAAGCCACGCTCAGCCAAGGCTGATTGCGAAAAGAGGGAGGTCGGCGAAAGCCGGCCTCCTTTTTTATGGGGCGGGCCGCTGCCCGTTCTGACAGCGCCATGCGTGAGCCGGCCGGTCAGCTTTTACGGCGGAGGGGCAAACCTCCACCTCGTCCCTAATAAATGGCCTCGGCATCCGCTTGTCATCGATC